AGGTTTTAAATCTTGTATCTTTTTCATGCACTCTAGGCGGTTTCCACTCTCGCTTCCACCGCCTAAAATTCTATTTACTAGTCTAGAACGTATGTCATCTGAACTGTAATAAGTCCAGTTGCATTTGCTCCAGCAGTAGTTGCTGTAACAATTAAACCATCTGGTGCGTCTACAACAGAGTTTTCACCCAATGCTGTAGTAGCTGCGATAGCAGAACCAGTAGCAGAAGCAGAACTTGCTGCTGCTTTGTATTCATCAACATCTGCTGCTACAGTAGATCCTGCTGCATTAACGTATGCTGCGTGTCCTACTGATACAGTTGTGCTTGAACCAAGTGCTGCGTGGTTTAATCTTCCACCTATAATTCTTGCTCCATTAGGCAACTTGAACATATTGATAGTTTCTTGAGCTGATGCAGAAGTAAAATCTGCGTAAGCAACTCTAACTCTACCATGTAGTTCTGTAGTGTCTAACTTAACAGAAGGTGTATCTATAGTTTTTGCGTATTGTACTGAATTAGCCATATATATATCCTCCTATTATGCTTCTGTGCAAGTTATTCCAATGACTTTTTCTTTTTCCATTCTAGTAGCACCAATGCTCATACAATAGTAAACTTGAGTAGCATACGATTTGTCTGCTCTTTCGTCTATTCTTGCTGAAACATCTTTACCCACTGCTAGAGTGATTCCATCTTGAGCAAAGGCAATACAAGTTCTGTCATTACCCGCTTTTGCAAGTCTGTTGGATGTTATAAATTTAAACCCAAGGAAAGTATCAACTTCACCCTGTACTAATGCTTTTACAGAGTTAAAGTCTGAACTTGTTACTTGAGTTGTACCAAGTAGATTACTCATCTGCTCTGGTCCTACGACTATGAATCGTTGGATAGAAGGATCAACACTTGCTAAATCAAACTTTTCTTTTGCTTTTAAAAGTTTGTCAATGTTTAATCCTGTAGTTGAACCTACGTTAGCTGCGATTGCAGTTTGTGCAGTTTCAGTTCCAGAACCAGTTTCGCCTGTGAAAGCTGTACCAGTTGCTGCAGAGATAATCACATCATCCATAGCTCTACCCATTGCGTAAGCAGCGGCTTGTGCGTATGAAGATGTTGGGTCTATTAAAAGACGTACTTTGTCTTGTTGATCAATAAGATCAGCGAACTCGTAGTCTGCAAGAGATACTCTTCTTCTTGAGTGAGGAGTGTCTATTTGCGGAGTGTCCGAGTGTCTGCTCTGTTTTAATTGAGCAGTTACTGAACCAACTTGATCAAAGAAAGCATTTTTTCCGACAACACTTTCTTGTCTAACTTTGTCTCTTAATAATGATCCCATTTGTTGAGATAGCATTTGTACGTTTGCAGAATACTGCTGTACAAAAGCTGTAGTTATATTTGACGACATATTTGTCTCTCCATTATTATTATTATTAAGTTAAAATAATCAGAAAGGTTATCCACTCAAATGAGTAGGCAATTCTTGGATTTAAACTCTTTTAGAGCAGAAGTCTATTCCTTCTTGTCAATAAGGTTCTTGCGAATTTTCTTACCTACTACCCAGTTATAATATTTTTCAGCAAAAGGCAAGGGATCATTTTTTTGTTGTTCTGATCCTGTCTCTTTTACCATTCTTAATATTTCTAACCGAATTTCTTGATCATTAAGATTGTTTATCTGCATTTAACATCTCCCTTAATGTATAAACTTGTTGAACCATTTTATCGTGATCCGGATGTTGTTTATTCCAGTAAGGTCCATCAGTATCATTAGTAATAGCTGATATTTCAGATTCTATGTCAGCAACTGTATTAACATCTTCGCTTTCAGTTGTAACAATTTTATCTTCTGACATCATACCTGCTATCTTTGCGAAACCTTTTATAATTTCTGGATGATCACCAAGTCTAGTGCCATTTGATAAAGTCATATCTAATACTTCTGGATTAATGTTTGCTTTTGCTAATGCACCAGCTTGTTGTACTTTAGCATCAAAGTCTCTACCCCATTCTTGTCTTAACTGTTGTTCAGATTGAGCTTGTGCAGTTTCGGTATCAATCTTTGATTGTTGAGCTGTACCTTCCATATTATTTTTATAAAAATCTAATATGCCTTCTGCTTGTTGATTGTTTAAACCAAGTTTGTGAGATTGTTCTGCAAAAGATTTAATTGCGTTTTCATCCATCTTAACAATGTCTGATTCAATTTTTAAATTATATTTATCTGCAGTTTCTGGTCTACCTAATTTTGCATAGGCTTCATCCCATGCTTCTTGTGTAGAATTTTTTGTAGGTATTACAATTTTATCTTGACCAATCATTCTAGTTGCATTGATATAACTTTTTGCTAACGCATCAATCTCTGTAAATTTTTCTATACTAGGATCTTTTCTAAACTCTTCACTAATAGAATCTTTCCAAGATGATACTGGTGTGTCTGTTTTTGCAACTGTAGTAGGTGTTGCAGTTGGTTGTGTTGTTTCTGTAGTCGCTTGATCTACAGGCACAGTTTCTTGTGTTATCTGTTCATTTGACATTTTATGTTTCCTTATCTTTTCGTAGCATTGATTTAATAAATAGAATGACACTACGTTGTCCTTCCATGTATGCACTCTCATGGCTATCACCTTTTACATTGGTGGTAGAATGATAATGACATCTTTTTTCAAGGTCAGTTAAGACTTCTTTGCCTTCTTCTGTATTGAATATAAATTTATAATTTTTTTGTAATCCCTTTACGAATTTTTCTAGTTCTTTTGTTTCCATATTATTCCACTTCAGAATTTGCTACAGCTCTTGCTTCTTCTGGCAATGCTTTTGCTAGTGGTGCTATATCTCCTCCGGCTTGTGCAACTTGTTGCATCTGTGCCATTTGTTGTTGTTGTTCTGCAGCTTGTGCTGCTGCTTCTCTTTCTGCATTAACTTGTGATTGTAGTTTTAATAATTTTTGTGGCATCCCTACAAGTTCAGCAACGTGTTTAGTTAGTGCATCAAAATTTACATAATCAAATACAGGAGCTACATTTGCAAGTGATCCTAATATTTCTATTGCTCTAGTAATTGATGAAAGCTCTGTAGACTTTTGTGCTTTAGCAAGAGGAGAAACATATTCTATTTCTATGTCTTGACCAGATAAAAATTCTGGTGCAGGAGCAAATTGTTCTCTTCTTAATAAAATATTAAATGCTCTATCAATTAATGGTTTTAATAATTCTGATTGTAGTCTACCTAATACTGGTCCAAGTAATCTCATCTTCTCTTCGTTTCTTTGTATAACTTCTGTTGCTGTCATTTGTGGACCTTGTTGCAACATTAGTTGATCTACATAAAAAACATTTCTAATAGCAGTTCTTCTTTGCTCTTCCATATTTAAACCTAGTGGATTGTTTGCACCAATGTTTAATGGTTCAATTCTATCTCTTGTACCACTTCTATAAAAGTTTAGTCCACCCGGTACAGTTCTTACTGGTAATAAAAATCCATCATCCGGAACTAATAGTGGTGGGTCTACTTGTTTTTGTGCAGCCTTGATTGTAGTCTTTGACATTTCATTTAACATCTTTACGTCTGGCAAAGCTGTCATAGCTGGTGATCTACCATATACTTCATGTGATGCTTTTAAGTATCTCGGCACTACGAAAGGGAACTCTTGGAAACCAGATACAGATAATTCATTTGCATTTTTGTATTCTAAATAAACAGATTCAAAAGGCATATTGTCTGTATCTTTTAATTTAGGATTATAATCTGATCTTGGATATACTGCGTGTAATATTTCTATTTCTTTGTATGGATCTTTAGTTGCTAGTTTTTGAATTTCTAATGAAGTATTTTTACCAAACTGTTGTAACGCAGCTCTAACTGTAAGTTTAAATTTTCTATAAACAGTATCAATACCACCCTTGTCATCTTCTGCTATATATATTTCATTGATGTGTCTTGTTGAAAATTTTAATACATCTTTGTTATCTTCTTGTATGTGCATTGCTGCAGTACCAAAAGTAATTAGATCGTGATACAATTCAAATATTTCTTGTTGAAAGTTTGATCTGCTAAATGCTGTGTACATAACTTCAGTTGCAGATTCTAACCAAAGTTTTGCTTCATCATCCATATCTAATTGTGAATTTTTAAATCTTAATGAGAACCAAGGTGTTGCAGGATTTGTAAGCATACCATGTAATGATGCTGCTAATAATTCTACTGATTGTATTGGAGAAGAATCAAAAATTAATTCTGTACGTTTATCTCCTCTTGATCTTGTTTTAGTAACATCAGCTTTTCTTGGTTGCATATAGTCCGCAACTTCTTGCCAATGTGTTTCCCAGTTTTGTCTTTGTGTTTTTAATCTATCAAATCTTGCTAATAAAGATTTAGTTAAATCTGTTTTTGCCATTATACTTTTCCTAGTAACGTAGGTTTACCTAATGAATAATCTGAAGAAACTTTTGTTACTCCTAATGATCCTGTTCTAATAGTTTTTCTTCTACCTCTTTTTTTTGTAACTCTTTCATCATATTCTTTTTTTGCTTCTGCATCTGCAGCTACTTTTTTTTCTGTTGTTAAAATTGTTTTACCGCCAACATTTTTTTCTACAACAAAATCGCCACCACCATCATTGTTTCTAGTAATAGTTCTACCCATAGCATCTAAATCACCAGAACCTCTACCACTCATATAACTTTTATAATCTGCTATTGTTCCAGCATAAGGCTTTCCTGTTTTTGGATTTGTTTTTCCTATAACATTTCTTGTGTAATAAGATTTATTTATTTTAAATGTTTTTTCACCAAATGCTTTTGATAAAATAGTTCCAACAATAGAAGGTACAAATTTTGGTGGTTCATATTTTAGATTTGCAAAATCTTTCATATCTTGTATTGCTTTGTTTTTTGCAGAAATAGCAGCAGCCTTTTTTGCGTTTGCTCTTCCTACTTTAGATGTTTGATAAGCTACTTTTTTATCATCTGCTCCACTACTAGTTGTAGTTTTAGATTTAGTTGTTCCACCATAATAACTATTATCAAATCTTGAATGGCTATGATCTGAACCTTTACTCTTACTACTTCCTCCATAATGTCCCGGCATATTAATCTTTCTTTCCTAATAATGTTTCTAACGCAGCTTCCTTATCTTCTTGTACTCCAAGTGGACCGGTTAATATTGTTGAACGTCTACCTTTTCTTTTTCTTCTGATAGCATCTTTCTCTGCTTTAATTCTTGCTTTTTCCTCATCACTTATTTCGCTGCTAGGTGCTTCAACCGGAGGTGGCGGTGGCGGCAATGGTGGCATTTTTGGTTTGAATATTGAACCCATAATTATATAATCCTGTAACTATTATCTGCTACACTTTGTGGAGCTGATTGTCTAGTATTAATTTCTTGGAGACCAACTGCTAGGTAACGCATTGCATCACAAGCATGAGAACTCCAATCGTGTACAGGCTTTGATCTAAACATTCTATTTTTATCAATGTACTTCCTGTGATAATGTCTTAACGCATCTATTAACTTTTTGCAATGGTCAGTATCAATCCAACATCTAGGTAACGTCATTGTTGTTGCGTGGATGCCATCTTCTAATGGAATTTTTGGTACGACTTTAAATCTTAATCCTAATTGATTGGCGACCTCTCTCCGGGTTTTGCCATTGCCAAATTCGGTAACTTCAATGTCGTGTGGTGCAAAGTGATCCTTGTAAACATAATCTTTATCATTAATCATTTTAATGTAATAAGGTAGACCTTGACCTTTCTCTTCGTGATAATCTATTATATTAATACTTCTGCCAAGCTGCTGATAAAATATTATACTACTGTGGTCGGAGACACCAAGATCCCATGCTGTTGATACAGGTAGTGAGGGATCGTAGGGAACTCTTGTAAGCTGTTTATCATCATCTAGTTTTGAGATAACATCTCCATATACTGCACCTTCTATGTTTGCTATCCAATCACACTCAAACTCTTGTTGGTATTTCTTTTCTCCCATAACTTCTTTTGCCTTGACCAACTCATCATTGTCTACAATCTTTGTGTCTGATGCTTTAGCTTTGTAGTTAAACCAATCTTCCGCACCTTGTGCGTGTTGGTACAGTTCATAAAAGTTGTTGTTCATTCCCATTGGTGTACCTATAAAAACACAATAACCTTTTCTATCAGATAGTGCTGGTCTAATTATTTCTGGAAACAACTTGCTGTTTACGTTTGCGTACTCATCAATTACGCAGCCATCAAGATATATACCTCTTAACCCATCTGGAGATTCAGAGCCTAGCAAGGTGATTCTAGCACCATTAGGTAGGTCTACACGCAGCTCTGTTTCGTTAAATTTGGTGTGGGGTATCTTGGCGGTAAACTGTTTCATGTAATCCCATGCGATAGATTTTGCTTGTTTGAAGGTTGGTGCAATGTAAGCATATCTAGGGTTTTTATTTTTGGACAGTAATGCTGACCTAATTAGGTGGTTAATCATGCATACTGTTTTACCGAACCTACGATGGCATACGAGTACATTCCATCTGTGTGTATCTATCTTTTTGTGTAAGTAGGCTTGATGCTTCCTTGGTGTGTAAGGTATTTTAATATCCATATCTAGTGTATCATGTCGGATTTCATACCAGCTATAGGTTGGTAATCAAAACCCA